ACCGGGGAGTTGCTCGGGGGCTTTACCTCAGGGGCTGCGGGGGTCTTATCCCCAGAGCCGGAGGGGCCGCTCACAGGAGTGCTAGGGGCGGTGGAGCCCGGCTTATCAGGGTCTTTATCGGTCTGCCAGTTGTTGTCCCGGATGGGGTCTTTGTGGGCAGGGGGACGTGCCGGGGGACGCGGGCGGTTGGGCTTATTATCTTCACGGCCACCGCCGCCACCGCCACCGCCTCCAGCGCCGCCAAAGCAGATACCGGAGGAAAGGAGTTCTTGAAGGATCATTACCTTAGCCTTTTACGGAGTGTTATGTTTTGAAATTCAAAGCCCCTAGACTTGAGGGCTCGTTCCCACCCCTTACGGCCAAGTATCTCTACGGTGTCACAGCGGTTAGCCTTAGCTACGTTCTCAAGGAACTCTGTGGCCGCAGCCCAGTCTGTGTCAGACCCGGCAGTCAGGATAATTCTTAGGGCAGTGTATTGGGGGTAATAAATGAAGGAAGTCACAGCTATGGAGACGATTTCGCCATCGACATCATCAATCCACAGGTGCCACTCCCCAGATTGCAAATGCCCCCAGATATCATCTAGGGACATGTGGTCATCTACTAACCGAGAAAAAAAATGGGACCAACAGGCCCCACTCTTTCTCAATAGCTTCTAGATTGTAGACAGGATAAACGGTCCTCATCGTAGGATGTTGTCCTGTTGTTCTTCGTGGAGCCTCTTGAGGGTTCTCACGACATCGCAAGCGCCACGCCTAAACCACACCTCTCGGTCACTCCAGGAAAGCTCAGGGGCTTTATCCGGGTAGTAACGCTCGAGATACTCTAGGAGCGCTGGTTCGATATAGGGGATTTTATCCATTCCGTCTGTGAGTTGGGTACTATAATACCGTCTCACCCTCCAGTTGATTAATCCGCATCTCACAATAGCGAATTACCTTTTTAAGATCAGTAATTTCGCTCTGAGTTTCATCCATCCCAGGGTAAGCCTTATGGCCCGCCCGAGATGCATACTTGATGATATTCCCACGCCAGAATTCCATGCCATTCCTCATGATGTAAGTAATAGGCTCAATGGCGTATCGTGCGTAGTGGAAAGGCTTCTCGATGATCTCTTCTTGGACGTTCATTGCTCTGGGCTCCATAACTGAACAGTGTGGGTTTCCATATCGTAATCCTCATAGCGCAGGATGCGGGCAAGACGTGCTTGCTGGAGAGCATCCTCCTCGGTGAGCCCCTTCTTCTCGAAGAGCCCAGTGACTGTAGACCACGAAGTGTTTGCATCGAGAGCCTTCTTGGCTCCCACCTTGCCTACCCCGGGGCACCCGGGATAACCATCAGTCTGATCCCCTGTGAGGGTTTGGAAGAAGAACTGGTAGTCTGCGTTCCCCTCGGGGTTCTCCCGGATCATGCCATCATCGAAGTCCCAGATGTTCCCCGGGATCGTCCACATGTCCTTGTCTTGGGAGTAGATGAACCTGCTCAGACCATCCACGGGGTCAGACGCCAGGATACCCATGATATCATCGGCCTCCAGGTCTTCCCACATCTCGTAGGGGTGAGCCTCCATGATGTGTTCCCGGAGGGGCTTCAAGAGGAAAGGCTTGCGCTTACCTGTGCGGTTCCCCTTGTAGCTCTCAGAGACACCCTTGCGGAAGTTCGAGGAGCCTGTGAGGCAGATGATGTAGTTGTCAGCCCCGGTGCGGCTCAGGATCGCCTCGATCTCATCATCCAGATCGGCGGCGGCTTTCTTGGCGTCCCCAGAGAGGGTCCAGACATCATCATCCCACTGGGTGAATTCCTCGTTGATGGACGAGATGGTGTAACAGAGGATGTCTCCGTCGATCAGTGCTGTGAGCATCTTACTGTTTCTCCTTGAACTCTCCACACCAGTGCCCAGAGCTTGCCGTGATAGGCTCAGGGTATCTGTGGCAGTGAGCGAACATGTTGCTGGTCTGTTTGAAGAAGAGGCAGTTCTTACATGCCTTCTCCACCTCTGCTTTCTTGGGGGTCTGCTTAGTGGGTCTCCGCCCAGTTGTTCCCGACTTTGTATTCGCCATCTAGGTCCACCTTAATGTTGAAGTGTTGTCCTGCTTTCTTGATGCACTCGACAGAGAGCTTCCCGATCTCCTCGGCAATCTCCTCATCGCACTCGTATTGATGCTCATCATGGACGTTAGCCACGACCTGACAGCGATCCTTGAGACCACGCTCGATCAGCGCCTTGTCCATCTCCACTGCCCATTGCTTACACACCAGAGCCCCTGCTGATTGCAGTAGGGTGTTCAGAGCAGCATGGGAGCTACGGATATGGAGTTGACGCCCATCGAGGCCCACGAGGTAGCCCCTGCTTGCCGCCTTGGTCACCATAGTGATGAGCTTGGAGAGCGCCGGGGTAGCATCGAGGAACGTGGTCTTGAGCTTCTGACCTTCCTTGGCACCCTTGCCGATAATGGACCCGATCTTCTCGGAGCCAGCACCGTAGAGGAATGCGTAGATGAAGGTCTTGGCGCTGTCCCTTGTGGGGAGACCAGCGGCCTTCTGGTTTGCTGTATGGATGTCACCATTCACCACTTCTTCCCCGTAGGCCCCACTGTCGAAATGGGCGAGGTAGTGGGCCAGCATGCGAAGCTCTAGGCCAGAGACATCGACACCGACCAGTTTCTTACCGCTGGGCACGGTGAAGAGTTCCCTGCATTCCCGACCGAACTCCTTCTTGAGGGAAGGAACCTGGGCGAGGTTAGGCTTGTTGTGGGTCATACGGCCAGTGACAGCACCGTTGGTATTGACCTCACCGTGGATGCGTCCCTCCTCATCGGCCAGACCGATCCAAGAGTTGTCGCCATCCCCAAGCTGAGAGATACGCTTCTGGAGCATCATTGCCCGAGACAGCTTCTGAGCCTCGGGGTAGTTAAGGCGACCCAAGACGTTTTCGTCAATCTTGGGCTGCCCCTTGTCAGTGAACTCCTTTGGCTTCCACCCGTAGAGCGCCTTGAGGCGGTTAGCGATGTGGTGCCGAGAGTTGGGATTGAAGACGTTGTGCTTGATGACTGTGTAAGACGCACCAGCCCACGTCGAGTGACGGGTGACTGACTTGTAATTCACATCCCGAGTGGGTGTCTTCTCTTCGACAGCAGAAATCCACGGGTCGAACACGGTCTGTAGTTCGTCGTCAATGGCGGCCCGCTCAGAGGCGAGGCGCTGCATGAGCTTGTCAGCCTTCGCACGGTCAAACAAGAAACCATGTCTGGTCTGCTCGGAGATGATCCAAGCTACAGCATGTTCGAGTTCCACCGCTTGTTGACTGGGCTTCATAGCTGACAGGTGCTTCCACAGATGGAGGGTGACCTCCGTGTCCTGTTCGCAGTATTCCTGCATCTCTTGGGACCACTCAGACCAATCCGTAGATTGACCGAACTCGCCCTTGAGAACCCCCAGACGGTAACCCCAAGCCGAGAGACTGTGCGATCCACGAAACTTGCTTTCGAGACGCCCTGTCTGAACCAACCGCAAATCCCGGTCACCGAGGTTGGGGAAGGTAAGGCGAGAGATAATGAGGGTATCGACCACCCGCTCACGGTCCACAGAGAACCACGGGTAGACCTTGGAGAGGGCCGGGATGTCGAAGTTGATGCCGTTATGGGCGATCAGCTTGTCCGCTTCCATCATCTGACGGAGGCCCTGCTCGATTTCGTTAGGCGTGTAGGAGTAGACATCATTGGTGTCCACATCACGCAGCACAAGGCTGTGGACCTTGGCGAGGTCCGCATAGAGACCATCAGTCTCAATATCGAAAACGTAAGACGCCATGCGTATCTACTCCTGATTGTTAGCTGTTAGTCCACGACACGCACTGCGCGTCTACATCTGCATAGAGGATATCTGCGTATTCCTCTTCTGTCAGGCGTCCCCGGAAGTTCTCATCGAAGTCAGCGAGAACCTGGGGATACATCTCGACGCACTCCTCGGCGGTCCCTAGAGCCTCTGGGTATGCCACAGTGATCTGCACCTGAACGCTAGGGTTCGAGACGGATTGCAGGGTGATGAGTAGCAGTGCGGTGAACATGGCTTATGCCTCCAGAGTGTAGCGGGTGTATTTCTGCTTAGTCACAGGGTGGAACTTGACGTGGCTCACGATCTCGTGGCCCATCTCACGGAGTTCCTGGATACGCTTGGTGAGGCTCTGGATCGAGTATTCGATGAGTGCTTCACGGACAGTGATCGAGCCAGCCTTCTGGAGGTGAGCCATGATCTTCTGGTGCTGAGTTTTACCGTTCATTTTCTTCCATCCTGAGTGTTCTAGAGATTGAGCTTTACTGTTCCAAAACTGGTAACGCACTAAGTAGCGATTAGGGTCCTTCACCGCTAAGAGGCAGAACCTCTCGGCTAACTGAAAGACGCGATCTTCACATGAACATTGAGATGCTTTCATGGAGCCTCCCAGTGTCCTTGTCGTAGTGAAGAGTGTCAGCAACACCAGTATCCCCGGTGTGGCGGTTCTTAAGGACCCTCACGGTGACCTCATTGGCCTCCTCAAGGGACTGCTGGTTACGCTCCAGACCGATCACAGTATCACTCAACTGAGCGATAGAGGCCGACCCCCGGAGAGCATTGAGGGATGTTTGGAGACCTTCCTCCCATCCTGTCTTACCCTCTGGACGCTTGAGGTGAGACACAAGGATCAGTCCGATCCCTGTTTCCTCCACTAGCGACCGGAGCTTAGTCATGAGCACGTCGATAGTCTTGCGCTCATCACCATCATCGATCCCGGAGACCACAATTGAGAGGTGGTCGAGGATCACCCAGTTGACCCCAAGGCCCTTGGCGAGATACCTCACCTTGTCCAGCAGGTTGTCAGCCTCAAGAGAACCAAAGTGGTCGTAGAGGTAGACCCTGCCAGTGCCTAGGGTGGCGTCGAAGGCTTTCTTCATCTCCTCATCAGAGATGCTGGTGGGATCAATGTGGAGGGGCTTATCTGCTTCCAGACCGACAAGGCCAAGAGCAGTTCTCCTTACATTTTCCTCCAAAGCAATGTAACCAACGGTATCGCCTTTCTTGAGGATGTCGTAGGCAATCTCTCGGCAGAACTGCGACTTGCCCACGCCGGAGCCCGCAGTGACTGTAACGAGCTCACCCCGGCGGAGCCCGGAGGTTTTCCCTTGGAGCCCTGTGAAAGGCCACTCGATACTCGGGCGGTTGTCAGGCTTACTGATGCGTTCCCAGAGGTCAGCACCGTTGAGGATGCCATCAGGGGTGTAGGGTCGTGCTTGGTAGTAGCTGTCCACCAGAGCAGCGCTCTTGCCCTTCAAGAGACACTCGTTGGGGTCCTTGAGGGGGAGGTGAGCAATGTGAGCCTGTCGAGGGGATAGCAGTGCTGCTACCTCTTTGGCTGCTTTCTGACCTGGCTCATCCATGTCGAACATGAGGATGACCTTCTCGAAGGAAGACACCCATTCGAGTTCCGACTTGATTGCCTTGACAGCAGCTTGGGCACCGTTGGGGAGAGAGACCACAGGCCACTTATGCTTAGTGACCACCTGAGACACAGTGAGAGCATCAATCTCGCCCTCAGTGATGCACAGGGTCTTCCCGCCAGGTTTGTAGAGGTGCTGCCCGAACAGCCCGGAGTTCTTAGGGTCTCCAAGGAACTTAAAGCTCTTGTCTCTGAACCGCAGCTTGTAGGCCACCTCCTGCCCGTCCCTGCGGTAGATAGCTACCTGACAGGTCTGACCATTGTAGGTCCCCATCTTGTAGCCATACTTCTGACAGGACTCCTCTGTGATCGACCGGGCCGGGAGAGCCTGAGCCTGTCCGATCTTGAGACCGTCAATGCTTGGCTTAGGCTTGAAGCTGGTGACTGTAGAGGTGTCCCCGTCAGCGGCACCATAAGCACCGCAGGAGAAGCAGTAGGTGTGCCCGTCAGTGTAGAGGGAGTTGGCATCACTTGAGCCACATTCTTCACAGGGAACATGTTTGATAAATTCACTATCGCTTTGCTCATGTGCTGCCATTCGGTAGCTCCTACTTTAGGGGTTGTATCTATCCACGTTGAACAGCATGTGGCGGTTCTTACGGGAAACTAGGTCCTCCAAGAGACACACCCTAAGATCAGGGGCCTTCATTCGGAGGAGGTCCACGAGACCCTCAAGAGCATTCTCTTGGGCCTCGGTGAAATTCCGGGAGGGATTGCCATCGAGTGACTTCCCTCCCACCAACACTACACAAAGCGCCTCGGCATTAGCTACACGGGAGAGCGGTGACTGCTTATCCTGAGGACGCCCGAACTCCACCAGACCATCACGCTGGATGATGAAGTGGTATCGACTACCAAAGTAGCCTGCCTGTCGGTCCTTGAACTCGATCAGAGACGCTGGAACCTGCTGGTTAGGGGCAGTGAACGTCTGGTCAATGACGAGTAGCTTGGCTGGTTGATCCAGCTTCTTAGTATTTTCAAACATGTAAGGTTACTCCCAGAGCCAATCCTCCGGGATGCTTAACTTGGAGAACTGCAAACCATTCTTCTCACACCACACGGCGTAAGTGGTCTTACTCTGCTTGCTGATACGTTGATTGGGGTTACTGAATACGAAGCGCAGGTCCACGTCAGGGTGTTGATCCTTGAAGAGGATGTGCTTCTGTCGATCTGCTGTGACGAACCGCCCCTTGCTCTCGATGATCAGGGGGCGATCCTTAGGGGTCCCATCTGGACGGGTGGTGATGATGAAGTCAGGGGTATACCGTGAAACCTTAGCAGGCTTGAGATACTTGAAGGTATCAGCCTCATACTTGAAATCGACCCCCTGCTTCGTCAGGGCTTCAGAAATGGCACTCTCAAGGCCACTCCTGAAACCATACTTCGCGCCAACAGCAGCAGCATTCTTAGAACGGGATGTCGTCCTCTTCGATGCTGTCTTCGTTGAACGCTTGACCATCGTTACTCTCTTCTTCTGCTACAAAACCACCTTCCTCGACCTCGAAGTCGAACCCTGCTCCACCACCGGAGAAGGTCTTGAGGTCGATAACCTGGACAGCACGGGGCTGGAG